TATTACTCTTTGTTCTTACCGCGGTTTCTAATTGCAGCTAAAATAGCCTGCGCTCTATCACCACCAGTGGACTTAGCGTCGGAGACGTCGTCCTTATCTTCAACTTTTGCTTTTGGTGCTTTAGTTGATTTAACTGGTTCTGCCGGAACTTCGTCTGCAACGTCTACATCATCTGTAGTTGCTGCATCAGTAGTTTTTAAACCGTAAGGTTTGTAGTAAGAACCCCATTTCTCTAGGTCATATGGTTCACCGTCAACACTTGCATGAAACATATCTAACATTACTTTCAATTCAACGTCCCCTGGACGCTTTGGTAAAAAGTCTGCTAGGTTAAACAATCCAAATTTCTCAATTGCTTCTAGTTCTGCTTCAGTTAATGCGGTTTCTTTTCTAGCCCAATTGCTGGTACTATAATCTGCATATGTACCTCCACTCTTGGCTGTTTTAATTACCTTAAAGTCAAGTCCTCGCTGATAATCCGTTGGTAATTCTTCTAACTCAGGATCAAGTATTGCACTTTTAACAATAGTAAAAATGCTTGGGCTAATAATAAATCTACGAATTGGATTTTCAGGAACATCCTTTTCTCCAATTGGATCTTCTCTTACAAAGCCTTGGAAAAGATAACTCCTCTTCTTCCAATACTTTCGACCCATTTCATCCAAACTTGGATCCTTTGCCTTAAACCACGGACGTACTTCTGCAAGAATTGGGCATGAAAATTCTTTGCCATACATCTCAATACATGGTACTTGGATTGTAAGTGGCTTTGAACTTGCATCACCTTTAATTCCCGCAAATGGAAGTTTAATAACCTGTCGTTCTAACCAGAAATAATCGTTCTTCGGATCTGCATCCGGAAGGAAACGAAGTGCTGCTACTTTTCCTTCTGCGATATTCCAGTGTGGGTAAATTCCATTGTCGAACGTTGCGTTCGTTGCTGAGGTTTTGTTTTCTTGCGCTTTAAGTCTTGCTCTAATTTCTGCTAATGTAGTTGCCATAATAGTAATTTCTCCTTTGCCTAAATGTGCCTATAATTATGCCTAACGCATCTATTATTAGTATGCGTACTTTTATTTATAAAGTCAAATGGAATACTACCTTTTTTGTGATTCAAAGGTGTTAGAATATTAAGTGCTACTATTATGTTAAGAGTTTAATTTTAGAAAAAGTTGCTTTGGTAGAAAGATATTCGGAATGTCTCTCTTTTGCCTCATGTATATCAGCCATCATAATATGATCTATTGGAAATGAATCTCCGCATTTTGGATTGCAACACTTAACGCAACTATGTTTATGATCAACTTTTAAACTTTTTTGATGGCATTTATTACAGAACCAAGGTGCTGCTGAATCAGGTGGTAATTTTGAAAACTCAGTTACTTTTTTTTTTGACTTGATACCTTCTTTTGGTTCGTCACCAAACCAGCGTTTTTTAATTTCTCTATCTAAAACACGCTTTTGTAAGTGAGCTGGACTACTTTTAGGAGTATCACTTATTCCTTTCCTTAAAGATAACACCGTCTTATCATCATAGTCGCGATTACGTTTAACTAGGTCTTTTGGTTTATCTTGTTCGCCACCCCAACCTTTTGTTGCACGTTTGATAGATTTTAATACATTACCTTCTTTCAATTCCCTAACAAAACTCTTAGTTAAATTAATAGCTAAATTCTTTTGTATTGGATTTAGGTTGCTCCAATTCTCCGATGCCCTAAAAGCAAATTCGGCTAAGGTACTATCAGATTCTCTAAGCTTTCTAGAAATTGTTTGAAGTGTATTAATGGCTAACGCCTCTGGAGACTCAAATGTAAAGGCCTTAAATAAATCTCGTTCGTCCTCATTTAATTCAAATGCTCTCTTGCCCTCTACAAATGAAGTAATACCTTCTTCAATTTGTTTTTGTTCTTGCACTCGTAATTGATATGCTTTTGCAACGTGTGGAAGGGCTGCGGAAATTTTATCATTAAACGATGATACTGTAAAACGTTCTTTTAATTCTACATCAGTTCCGTAAGTAGTAGAATCAGGTTTCCAATTTTCTACATAACTTGAATAACCACGTTGTGAACGTAGACCTCTTAGCGTATCTTTAAGGGCGCCATAATATTCAGTTGCTGCCTCAACCATTTGTTCAGTTGTACTATCTTCATATGTTCTATTTCTGTTGCTCATAACAAAATAACGGAGATCTTTTAATTCGTTAATCATTCCATTAACGTGTCCGGTAAAATCATCGTTAAGTTGTCCACCGTTAGCAAGATGTCTTGCTAAAATTCTACCTGACAATAAATTATTATGCTCAAGCTTAAATCGTTCACCGTCTTTGTTCTCAATATAAAGTGCCCGTATATTACGGCCTCGAGCGCCTAGTTTATTTTCATCAATACTATGATCATGTCGTACAATTAATTTACTTGAACCAATTTGTTGATAACTACTTTTGGTTGTCCCATACATACCTGCATGTTTTCCTTCAGTAACTTTCTTTTGTAAATGAGAAATTGGAATTGTTGTTCCAACCTTTTCACCACTAGGCAATGAAACTGATGCTACATTTCTTAATGTCTTTCGTATTACTAATTCATCGCCTTTTTTGAAAGTCGCATCATGTCTAAATGGACCAGTACCCCATCCACTATAATCTTTTGTTACCACAACACGATCACCTGGTGTCATTGACGATTCATTTACACCTTCAGTAACCTCTGCTCCAGTATAATTGTCATTGTATGAAGATGCTAATGTTCGCACATCATTTAATGACATATGTGATTTTGTAATGTCTCTAGTATCAAATTCTAACATATTACGCATAGCGAATTTTCTCATATCCTTTAAAAACCCATACCAATTCATCTTATTACTTGCTGTTAAATTTTCAGTAATATTTTTACTATAAAACAATTGAAGCTTATCATCCATTAAGCTTACAGTAATGTTACCTAGGTTAACTTTATCTACAGCATAATCAAAGTTAAAAAACATTGCTTTTTCTGGATGGATTGTAGATTCTGCGTTCTCATCACCCAAGCTTACTGTAGGAAAAACATTTCGTAGTTTTTCAAATAAATCGGCTGAAACTTGTTCGATTGGTCGCATAGTATTATTTACCTGCCTAGCGTCATAACGAAGGGTAGCGGAAATAACATCTCTTCCCCTTCAACATCTCTAATCTTCATATCTAAATTAGCATCGAATCCTTGCATTACTTGTATCATTCTCACCCCCAATAATATTGCAGATACTAAATCATCTGTTTGTCCAACTTTGCCCTGAAATGTGACCCCATAGGCTACATAATTTTTAAGTTCACTTATTAACTTTTTACTATTAATTTCTAATTTTCGAGTTTCTACTAAGTTTTTAAATTTAGCACAAGTAGCAATTTTACTTGTATTAGTTGTAGTAAATCCTTTCCTAAATTTCCTAGATCGGCCGGCCTCTCGAATTTCACTTAGAAAAATTCCATGTATATTTTCTTCGCCGATTTCCCTAATACAAACTAATCCTGCTTCGCCAACTGTATTATTTTCTATACTATAATAGATTTTTTCTTCTTCATTTACAATATCATAAATGTATTGGATAATGTCACGTAGTACTTTAATTTGTTTTTCAATCGGGGTTTTGTTATGTTGCCATTCTCCAATTTGTATGAGGGACGGTACTTCGAGGATCTGAATTGCTGCTGGATCTCCACCCGTACCTAAACTAGGATCCAATGACACTACATAAGTATTACCCTTTGTTGGTTTTTTATACCAACGAACTTGCCCTTCTTTATATACTGGATCTCTGCCTTCTAATGTTACTAAGGTCAATGGATTAATTAATGTTTCTTCATCTCTAATGAATTCACATTCCATTTCACGACGAAATCGTTCCTCGCCTAGTCTTTGTAATTCATCTTTAGCCCATTGATCGTCTCGATCAGGGTGTTGATTCCAATATGCTCTATATGCTTTGAACCCGTTTTTCCCTAAGTCAGTCTCATTGCCAAATTCATCAAAACATTCATTAGCTGCATGCCATATTTGAGCAAATTGGTCTTCATCACTATTTGGTGTGCTAGTAATAATTGCTTTACCACCTGTGGAAAGCGTTGGACTTATACTTGCCCAAAAATTCGCTGCGATTGATTCGCGTACATGTGAAAACTCATCACAATACAACAATGACAAACTCATACCTCGACCAGTGTTTTCTGTGGTGGTTTGAGAAACTATCCTACTTTTATTGTCAAATGTGATGCTTCCTTTGTTATAATCTATAACCCCAGCTCTAATATGATCTGGGCATAATTCATACGCATACCTAATTCTTTGCATAATTTCTAATGCGCCTGCGTGGATGTGCGCTGCAATAAGAATCGTGCTATCTGGTATAAACATTGCATACCATAATAAATACCCAGCGGCCGTAGCCGTCTTTCCCATTTGTCGGGGCAACATATTAATAGAAAATCTGTTACGGTGATAAGTATTAATAAGGTCAAGCTGGTAATCAAATGGTTTGTACTGCACTTTCCCCCTGGTTGTGTGTTGAACGTAAAAGAAGTTATTTAGGAAATAATAGATGCCCTCTTTTGGATCTGCACAACTCGCAAAATCTGTAAGTTGTTGAATATTATAAGCTTGTTGCTTATTTGGCCGTTTAATTAAAACGCCATCTAGGCTTCTTGACATTTGATGTTCTTTCCTATATACTAATACGTTATTTATTTGATTTTGAATAGGGAAAATAAGAAAGGAAGACTATATGAGTGATACACTTTTGCTAAATGCAAACTACGAACCAATTAGCGTACTGCCAATGAGCGTTATTAGCTGGCAACATGCTATCAAATTGATGTTTCTCGATAAGGTGTATATGATCGAGGAATATGATGACTGGATTATTCATAGTGCCCACACGCACATGAAAGTCCCAGCTATCT